TGTTGTCCAAACAGACCTACATTATCGAAGTTACCTGTTGCGTAAAATCCTTTGTTCTCTACTTGTCTGACCTTCGTCCCTGTGGCCTGACCTGTGTCTTTATCATAGTACGGGTAGTGATGCTTAACAATCTTACCCTCTGGAGAGAATTCTACAGTCACACCAAACTTAGCTGCGATTGCCTGTGAAATCTTCCTATCGGGTATTGACGCTATAGTTCCTGTCATCTCAAATGCTCTTGTTGGTTTATTACTTAAATCAGCAAAGTCTGGGGCAGTTCCGTTGCCCCTCTCATAGTGACCGCACCCACCAGTAAAACAGTGGGCGTGTCCATCAGAGTACCTTGCAAGGTTGTCGCCTGAACCACACTTAGGGCATGGTTCATGCTTTACAAAGGTAGACTCTTCTTTCATCCTTAAAAATCCTCTGCGCCTTCCATCTCTGCTACTTCCAGAACCTTGACCTTATTGAGGTAAGTACCCACACCGTGTACAGGGTGAGCCGGGCCGTCAATATACAAGAGTTTGACCTTAGAGCCTCTGGTCACTCGACCCGTAAAGTCTGAACCATCGGGGTTTAGTACTGGGACATCATACTTGCTGCTAAACTTACGCTGTTTGACGCCTTCGTACTCTCGCAGCTTGACACCCTTAGCATCTAGCTCATCTGCTGTGGCGTCATCTAAAGACACTACCAGAGAGAACTTACCAGTGCTCTGACCATTGTACATCTCATGCTCGTTTAGGTTCTCAAACGCTACTGTACCTTCTAAAGTTGCTTGTGGCATAATATTACCTTTTTGGTTGGTTATTGAATTTACTTTGTTTATCTTCTTTAGTATACCTAAGTATACTTTAGTTAGTTACTTTAATGTTTAATCTTAAAGAACATAACATAAGGATAGTTTAGCATTAATTGTAACCCTTGTCAAACTCAAATTCATCTAATTTTAAAGTAAAGTCGAGATGCGCATCGACTGTAGCATCAAAATCACTGTAAGCCTTGCTTGAAATCTTACTACAGCTATAACAAAGACCCACCATTGTGTCTGACTTTCCGTAGGTTTTATTTAATTCTACGTTAGTCAAGATAACGTCACACGCTTTACACCTACTCATTTTGGTTACCTCCGAACACGCTGTCGTGTTTCTGTTTAAAGTCATTATAATCCATTAAATAGTATTCCTGTATAAGTTTATCAGCTGCCAAGTTTTGTAGCTCTGATACTGTCAGGCAGTAGAGCTGATATTCGACCAGCTCATTAACCATCACGTAGCTGTTGTCGTCTATCCAGTCGCTTCGATGGTCATACCCTATCAACTGCTCTTTAATCTTGCTCATTTTTATTACCCCCTAAAGGTACAAATAAACTATAAAATAAACCAAGTGCAACAAGTGCGCCCACTATTATCATCTTTTAATCCTCCACAATCGTGTATACGTTACCACAAGAAATAATTATGCAGGGTAAAAGTATTATAACACCTTTAAAAGGCATTGTCTCCACTTCCCCTGTTAAGTTGTTTTGTGTCCACACGGGCCGACTGTCACAAAATTCAATATCAACACCAGTGCCTGTGCGCCACTCAATAGAGAAATGCTTACCTAGTATTACCCAGCTCATACCCTCCCCCCTGTGTGTCGATGTATATAACCTGCTCTAAGGCCCTTCTCGTAGCTTGTAAGATTCTCTGAGTCCTCTCCCGACCCTGCCCTGAAGCCTTCCAAGTATTCAGCGTCAGAAGAGCTTAAAACGCGTTCTTTAACAAAGACACCATCGACCATTTTACCCTTGCGGTCTTTTATGTCCTCATAGGCATGGTTGAGACAATCAAACAGGCTCAATCCGTTGCGTTCTGCGATGTTAATCAGCACAACCAAGCAATCCCCGATATCGTCAATTACCGGTTGCGATAACATGATATTCGTTTCTAGCTCCTTTACCTCCTCGACTAGTTTTGTGTGTTGTGCCGCATCGGTAGACCCGTCTATCAAATTTCGGTCTCGGTGCCACTGTATAGTTTTATCAATTAAAGTTTGCATCAACGTTCTTCCTCTAGGTCTCGTTTATAGTCTGCTAGTATTTCGGCCAGCTCATAGTTATAAAGCGCCGGTGGCTCATCATCCCACGTTAAGTGCTCGTCTCCGTGTTCATCCATCTTGTATACCTCTTGGTTGATTAATGTTGTAAAACAGTACGCTATGCCGTACCCAATTGCAAACTTTGAATTAAATACCGCCTCGACTGACACAGTGAAACCCGCAACCATGCCGCCGAAAGTCTATCGGACTTTGATTCTAGTCTGTTAAACTGCGCGTTTTCTTTTTCTTGTTTACCGTATAGCTTAGGGTTTCTTTCGCTTGCCGGTGTGATATCCCAGCTGGTTATCTCATCTTTGCCCTGTAGGCGTCGGTACAGTGTAGAGCCGCTAATACCTGTCAACAGTGCAACCGCGTAAAGGGTATATTCTGCCCCTGTAATAAGCCTCGGATGTTCACCGGTGAATACTAGCTCTTTTGTTTTTCGCATTGTTTTATACTCCGTAGCGGGCAATCATGGCCCAATTGAGGAAAGTAAGGATAGCTACGACACCCAATGACAGTGACAGATACACAACACCGTCTGCAATATGTTGCTCTATGCGTGCAAGCTTCAGCGCCTTAAGGTGGGCGCTATTCCCTTTATAATTGTTTAACATTGTGTCACCTCCGGTTTGTTGAAACTTGTATATCTTAAAGAATCGTCTAGGTTTTTAGGAATAAGAGTCCATTCTAAGAAATCCGCATCTGTGTATCTATACCCATAAATAAAATCAGTTACTTTATTATCCTCTATTATAGCGAGATTCGCTTTATATAAATTACCTCCGTCACTAGCGCCCCATATTTCAACGTGGTACTCGTCTGCCGCTGCTGTTTTATCCTTATATTTTATTAGAGGGACTGGTACTAAGCCCTCTTTTCCAGCTTCTTCCCAAACTGTGGGACACAAGTAAGGCCTGTTCTTCATTCTGCCACCTCGTCTGAAGCATAGCACGGATGCGTAACGTACTCGCATTGGTCGTGCGCTATTCCGTTGGCTACCCTTACGGCGTTCTCGAAACCAAAAACAAAACAGATGTGCTCGCTGGCATATCCAAGGTCATCAACCCAGTTCAGGGAATATTGACCGTGGTTGTGTGTGGTTCTGATTTCTATAGTGTTATGGATTGCGTGATTTCTCATTGTGTCACCTCGTTATTTTGTTTTTGTTTAGTCGCTTCTCGCGTCGCTTCTTTTTTCATCTGTTCCTGTATCTCACAATCAACACAAGTGGCAGTGGCTGCTGGTTTATGGTGGCCCATAAGCTTTGAGCACACCGCGCATTTTATTAGTAGATGGTCTCTCCAATTTCCTATAGCCATTGTTTAGCCCCCCACGGCGATTAAGTTTTTATATTGTTTGGCCATTTTACGCCCGTGCGCAATATATGCCACTACTTTTACATCTTTATTCCAACACTGGCGGCACTTCTTACATTTGCCGTCTTGGTCGCCTGCCGGACACACTGACAGAGCCGGATTACTGTGGCTGATTGTCTGGATGATTGTCGAACTATTACGGGCATTCTCTACTACTTCCCCGTTGACGCCATCGCTAGACAATCTAACAGCAACGTTTTCGAGAGCGTCCATAGCGGCCAACACTGGCCCGAACTTGTCGAACTTCTGCATTCTAGTCGGTAACCAGTGCTTACACCACGGCGTCGCTTGCATAACCTGTAGCACCTTTTCTGCCAGTGCTAGACTGTACAGGTCGCCACTGTCGAACCACCGAAAATACCGCTCTGTGTCTAGCTCTTCGACCATCTCAGAAACCCAGTCGTCGCGTTTCCAGTCTTGTTTATTGCTTACCCGTGGCGCTTTAACATTTGGGAACCTATAGTTGCCGTCTGTAGCGTAGCAACCTACGCACGCGGGCACTAGGTCGCCATTGCTATCCGTTGACGCTGGGCAAGTGTCGAGAGCTTCGAGGCTCCAAGATTTGCAAGGCATTTTGCTTGGCTTACTTAATCTAATCATTATCTATAATCCTATTGACTTTATTAATTGTTTTAATGGATGACACTCTATGCGAATGCCACCGATAAATCAACTATGCCAGTAGAAAGTCCACGGCGCGAACTAGATAGCTATTGTTCCCGTTCATGGCCTTTAGAAATAGAACGTTATTTTTATTGACCGCCTCGTAACCGTTCGGAACCTTGTTGACTGTTAGACCGGCAGCACGCAACTCCTTCAGCGTTTGCTGTGTCTGTGGCTTAGTCCATATACGTGTGACTGTGGTGTGTCGCTTCTGAAACTTTAACATAATGTACACCTTTAATTTTGTTGGCCCTTGCGGGCCGTTGGTTAGTTTACTTGCCAGACTGCTAATACTCTGCGACTGCTATCGGTTGACCAATCTTCTAGAATCCCATCCCTTACCGCCGCTATATGTCCCTTCACTAGGTAGAGGTAGCGGCCTGTAGTAGAGGGAGCATTCCGGCCCACTGTTTTAAGTGTCTTGCCGTGTATGTCCGCCGGTAACTCGGTAAGTATCTTATTGTTTAAGGCCATCATAGTTCTAATCATCTGTAAGCTGGAACCCTTGCGGTGCTGTCTACCTACTTTCTTGCTGAAAGACAGCGCCTTGCCGAAGGATAGGTCACACACAACCGCTGTTGCCAGTACCGCGCAATAACCGCTGTCATTATAGTAACGCTGACCCACTTTGGCTAGTTCCTCAAAGGAGTGTTTGAAATGTTTCATAGTGATATTACCTTTTTAGTTACTCATTAAAGGACACTGCTAATCAATGCCCTTTAAAGAATAACCCGTATCGTTGCGGTGGTTCTAACGCCCTACACCATACCCCTAAAGGTTTTCTAGGCTAACCCGTTGCAACGCTAGGTTATTCAATATGCCCGCTTAGGATAGGTATCTGCTCTGCTATTGCCACGGCTTGTAA